TTTCAAACCTTATTACTTCGGGTGGATCGAGTGACGCCGACTCCGGGGGTTTGCCGAACGACTCCGGGGGTTTGCCGAACGACTCCGAGGGTTTTGTTGCACCCATCGGCTTTAACGACTTAACGTCTGGCCAAGTACACGAGGACGCAGACGAAGTTATTCTTGAGACTGTGGATGAGGTTGATGAGGTTGATGGGGTTGATTGCCCTGAGGGGCATGTTTATGACTCTGCACAAGAGATGTGTGTTCTTGATCCGTTTCAGCAGGAGTGGGGTGAAGCGGATTATGATGCAGCGGCGGCCTCTGTTGCGCCTACTAACGTGTACACTGCGGCGACGGTTCCAGAAAACGCATTTAAGGCGTTACAACCGGGCATTATTAATGAGAGCCCGGCTTTTGTACTTCCCACTTTGAACACTACAGCGGCTGATTTGACTGTAGGAACACAGGCCACGGACCCAATTCCCGGAGCAGGAGAGGCCACGGACCAAATTCTCGGAGCACACGTGATGCCCGACGATTGGAGGACACGCCCAATTGGTTCTCAGGCTGGTCTTGCGGCACTTAATTTGGACCCCAGATTGGCATCGAACATGAGGGAGACTCAAACTGACATGACTAATCGGTTTTCTAATAACGCCTCTTTCTTAGGATAACCAAGTTTGAATTTACAAACCTTACCTGAAGAGGCGTTAAAAGAGATCTTGGCCTTAACTGAGGCCAAGAAGAGGCTGGATTTACGTGAGGAGGCGCAGGAGAAGTTTTTACCTTTTGTGCATCATGTGTATGACAACTTCATTGAGGGTAGTCATCACCGTGTAATTGCCAAGAAGCTTGAGGCGGTTGCTCGTGGGGAGATCAAGCGGTTAATTATCAACATGCCGCCTCGGCATTCGAAGTCTGAGTTTGCGAGTTACTTAATGCCTGCTTGGTTTCTAGGCAGAAACCCTAAATTAAAAATCATTCAGGCGACTCACAACACGGAGTTGGCTGTTCGGTTTGGTCGCAAGGTAAGGGATTTAATTGATGACCCTGAATATAAAGCTATCTTTCCAAACACGAACCTTAAGGAAGACAATAAGGGTGCGGGTACTTGGGGCACTGACAAGGGTGCGGAATACTTTGCGGCGGGGGTTGGAGCGGCCATTACGGGCCGTGGAGCGGATTTACTTGTCATTGACGACCCTCATTCGGAACAAGATGCGTTAAGTTCCACTGCTTTTGACCATGCTTATGAGTGGTACACGTCTGGTCCTCGGCAGCGTTTACAGCCGGGTGGTGCGATTATAATTGTTATGACTCGTTGGGGTAAGAAGGACTTAACTGGTCAATTATTATCGCAACAAAAGATGGATAGGCTGTCGGATCAGTGGGATGTGGTGGAATTTCCTGCGATTATGCCTAGTGACAAGCCGCTTTGGCCGGAATTTTGGGACAAAGAGGCGTTATTATCGATTAAGGCGTCTTTGCCTGTGGCGAAATGGCAGGCGCAGTGGCAGCAGAACCCTACGAGTTCCGAATCTGCCATAATAAAGCGGGAATGGTGGAAGGATTGGGAGAAGGAGAAGATTCCTCGGTTGGAGTATGTTTTACAGGCGTATGACACGGCGTTTTCGAAGAAGCAGAGTGCGGATTACAGTGCTATTACGACTTGGGGGGTGTTTAAGCCGGAAGATAGTGGCCCTGATAACATAATTTTGATGGATGCTCGTAGGGGTCGGTGGAATTTCCCTGAATTAAAAGACATTGCTTATGAGGAGCATGAGTATTGGGAGCCTGACATGGTGATTGTTGAGGCCAAAGCGACGGGACAGCCTTTAATTGACGAGTTACGATTAAAGGGTATACCAGCCTTGGGCTTCTCACCGGGCAAAGGAAGTGATAAGGTGACTCGAATGCACATGGTTGCTCCGTTGTTTGAGGCGGGGATGGTATGGGCTCCTATGAAGGAAAAGTTCTCGGATGAGGTCATAGAAGAGATCGTTTCGTTTCCAAATGGCGACCACGATGACTTTTGTGACAGTATGACGTTAGCGTTGATGCGGTTTCGGCAGGGCGGTTTCATCGCTTTGGACGGCGAAGAAGAAGATGAACCAGAATGGAGGCCCCGGCAACGGGAGTATTATTGATGGCATTACCACCAAACATGGTCGCACCGGGTTTAGATCTTAATGATACATCGGGTTTACCTGACGTAGAAGTTCCAGTTGATGTACCGATGGAGTTTCCGGGCGGTGCGGAAGTCATAGATGACGGTCAGGGCGGAGCCATTATACAGGCTATTTCTATGGCTCAAGAGATGCCTCAGGAAGAGTTAATACCGTTTGATGCGAATTTAGCAGAGTATTTGGACGACGGCGACCTTGGTTCTTTGTCCACGGATCTTCGTGGTTTTTATGAGGATGACCTTGAGTCCCGCTCTGAATGGGAGGAGATATACACCAAGGGGTTAGATCTCTTGGGGTTGAAGACCGATGACCGCTCTACACCTTTTGAGGGAGCATCGGGGATAACTCACCCAATGATTACGGAAAGTGTGACACAGTTTCAGGCTCATGCTTATAAGGAGTTATTACCTTCTGGCGGTCCAGTTCGGACTAGCGTTATTGGATTAAAAGATCGGCAGCTTGAGGAGCAGGCCAAGCGGGTTAAGGATTTCATGAACTATCAGATTACTGAGGTCATGGAGGAATACGACCCGGACATGGATCAAATGTTGTTTTATCTCCCTTTGAGCGGTTCTACTTTTAAGAAGGTTTACTTTGACCCTACCAAGCAACGTGCTGTTGCTAAGTTTATTCCTGCACAGGACTTAGTTGTTCCTTATTCTGCGTCTGATTTGCAGACGGCTAGTCGTGTGACGCACGTTCTTCGCATGGAGATGAACGATGTTGCCAAGATGCAGTACGCGGGTGTTTACCGTGACGTTGATCTCAATGCTTCGGACGATGTTGAGTCGGATTCTGTTCGTCAGAAGGTTAATGAGCTTGAGGGTTTATCCAAGAGTTACAGTGACGATGTTTTAACTATTTTGGAGTTCCACGCTGAATTAGACATTGAGGGTTTTGAGGACGTTGATCCTGCCACGGGAGAGCCCACGGGCATTAAGTTGCCTTATATTGTTACGTTAGATGATTCATCGGGCAAGGTTCTGTCGATCCGCCGCAATTATGCGCCTGACGATGTTATGAAGAAAAAGCGTCAGTTTTTTGTGCATTACAAGTTTATGCCGGGTTTGGGTTTTTATGGCTTTGGTTTGGTGCATATGATTGGCGGCCTAGGTAGAGCAGCTACAAGCCTCTTACGGCAGCTTATTGACGCTGGGACCCTATCCAACCTCCCCGCAGGGTTTAAGGCCCGTGGGGTGCGTGTACGCAACGCTGACGAGCCATTACAGCCCGGAGAGTGGAGAGACATTGACGCGCCCGGTGGCAGCATTAGGGACGCCATTATTCCTCTGCCTTACAAGGAGCCTTCGGCTACGTTGTCTCAGCTTCTAGGTGGGTTGGTAGCTGACGGTCGCCGGTTTATTTCTTTGGCCGATCAGCAAATCACGGATATGAGTGGGCAAAACGAAACCCCTGTGGGAACCACGGTTGCTATGTTGGAGCGGGGCATGAAGGTCATGTCTGCGATTCACAAACGTCTGCACTACGCGCAGAGAAACGAGTTTCGTTTACTTGCGCGTATCTTCTCCGAGAACCTTGCTCCGATGTACCCCTATCAAGTAGCGGGTGCGGAACAGGGTGTTAAGGCAGAAGACTTCGATGCTCGGGTTGACGTCCTCCCCGTCTCTGACCCGAACATCTTCTCTATGGCGCAGCGGGTTACTTTGGCTCAGACTCAACTTCAACTGGCCCAATCCAATCCGCAAATGCACAACCTCCCAGCAGCGTATAGAAGGATGTATCAAGCGTTGGAGGTGCAGAACATTGACGAGATTTTACCACCGGAACAAGAACCACAGCCTACTGATCCTGCGACGGAAGACGCCGCAATTATAGGGGGGAAACCAGTCAAAGCGTTCCCTCAACAGGACCATGACGCTCATATGAAAGCGCATTTGTCGTTACTTGAGTTAGATGTGTTACAACAAACCCCTCCTGTTTTGGCGGCTTTATTCAGTCATATTTTGGAACATGTTAGTTTAAAAGCTCGGAACATGGTTCAAGAGGAAGTACAGCAGATGCAGATGCAGCAACAACAGGAGATGCAAGCCGCCACGGCGCAGTTGCAGAACTTGGTTCAGGCGGGAGCGATTCCGATGCAGCAGGCGCAGATGCAAATGCAGCAGATGCAGATGCAGACGCAGCAGTCTCAGATGCCCCCTGATCAGATGGAGGCAAAAGTGGCGCAGGTTGAGGGTGAGTTGTTGATGGAGGTAATTCCTTTGATGTCTCACAAAGGCACAGGCGCAGAAGATCAAGATCCTTTGGTTACAATTCGTATGCAGGAGTTGGCAATTAAGGAGATGGAGACGGAACAGAAGTCTCAAATGGACGTTGCCAAGTTGGCCCTTGAGGAACTGAAATTGGAGCAGTCGGCCACGGCGGATTCGGCTAGGTTGGAGCTGCAAGAACAGATTGCGGATGATCGCACGGATGTAAACCGAGAGAGGATTGACGTTCAGCGACAAGCCATGGAGCAAAGAAATGCCTCTTAAGGCGGGTAAGGGACAGAAGGCTATAAGCCAGAACATCCGTACAGAACGGGCATCGGGAAAGCCGCAAGATCAGGCTGTTGCGATTGCGTTAAGTAAGGCGGGTGTTCAAAAGAAATCCGGTGGTGGGATGATTAAGAAGTTCAGCCCTATCGCACGACCGCAGAGGTTTGTCGGAGTTTTCTGATGATTGACCCTATTACTGCTTTTGCCACCGCCAGCGCGGCCTATGCGGGTATCAAAAAGGTTATAGGACACGCTCAGGAGCTCGAAGGTATATCAAAACAGCTCGGAAGTTGGTATGGCGCTTGCGCTGATATTAACCGTGCGCAGACGCAACGCAAGAATCCAACATTTTTTGAACGCGCTACGCAGGGTCGGTCGATTGAAGAGGAAGCTCTTGAGATATTGATCCACCAAAAGACGTTGAAAGAGAGAGAATTAGAAATAGCAGCACTTATTAATTTAAGATTCGGCTGGGGAACCTATGACGAAATGCTGGAAATGCGTCGAGAAATCAGGGCTGAAAGAGAAAAAACAGCCTTTGCGCAGGACGAGGCCAAGCGGCAGATACAAAACAACATGGCTATTCTCGGCTTATCTATATTAATAATCGGGATTCTCGGTGGCGGTATGTATCTGATAGTTCTTGTAGTATGAATACTTTAATTCCCTTAATTCTGGCCAACTCATTACTCAACCCTGAGTATGTCACCTGCAACCTATGGAAGTATGTAGACAACAATGATGAGCTTGTGTGTTTATATTCCGGCAAAAACGGAACGTTAGGCTATCATTACCCAACTTTAAGTTTTCGAGAGTGTCCCAAATCGTTCGAGTGCCTTTACATGCCCAACTCAAAACAAAAACC